ATACTGGAACCGGGGATCAGCACATTCCCCCTTCAGGGGTTCGGCGTTGGCGTAGGCTTTCAAGTGCTGAATCTGCGCCCTGATCCCCATTTGGGCGGTGGGGAAAGAATTTCCCTTCATGCCGTTGGCGGTGACACCCATTCCACAGAAATTGTTCTGATCCAGGGTGACGGCGGAACCGGCAAAGGCAAAGTTCCCGGTTTCAAGACAGCTTTGGGCAAAGGCAACATCCCCCCTGATCCCTTCGGCGGCTCCTTCGGACAGGTACAGGGAAGCCATATCCAAAACGGATTTGGGGACGTTGGGATTTTTGGCCTTGATATAGGCGCACAGTTGGCCCACAGTCGCTTTGGCGGTGCCGGTAATACTTGTGTACCCCTCAACCGTTGCGCCGCTCATAGCGGCCTTTACGGCCTTTCTGAACCCATCCATGGTGTAGCCCGTGCCCAACTGGTTCCACAGGTGTTCAGGATCACCATGGTTGGAAGCAATACCACGGGCACAGCCTTCCTTGTGGGAAATAATCACACCGTCCGCCAGGGGGTCAAGGTTGTATTCCTTGCACAGCATGGCGAACAGTTCTACGGCGCTGTTATATGTCCGGGTCGCAACAACTTTGGCGGTAGCGGTATCGGAACAGATGAAGTTTGCCCCGCTGGTGTACTTGATACAAGCGGGTTCACACATTTCAACGCCAATATGGGTATTGTTGGCGCTTTGGCCGCTGGTGCCGGTGCCACAGTGCCAACCCCGGTGGTTCCAAGGCAAACACTGATACACGTCACCAGTGTTGCCGTCAATAAAGCCGTGAACGCAAGCGCTGGTATAACTTGCGCTGTTCCAGTTCTTCACGAACACGGCGGCGGACGGCTGGGGGCAACCCACGGAATGGAGCATCAACCCCTTAACCGTGATTTTGCGCCCCGCCGTATAACACGGGTTTTTGGTCAGAATGGATTGAATCAGGTTCATTTTAGGGTTCCTCGCTTTCGGCCTTGTTTTTCAGAATTTCAATGGCTCGCATGATCACGGCGGGAATGGGAATCCCCATCAACCCGGCGTTCTCAATGATGGAAATGGTTTCATTGGCGGTGAAGGCGATCACCACGGCATCCCGGATAAAGTTAGAACCAATCACCAAATCCAGGCGGCAAGCAACCAGCACAACCAACAGGGTTCCGCCCTTCCGGCAAAGGCCCTTCCACCCGGCCCGGCTTTCCAGCCCTCCACCGGGGGTTTTTTCGCTGGTATGAAACACGCCCGCCACGATCAGGCCGGTAACGTAGTCCACGCCCATGAAGATCACCAGGGTTACAAGGGCGGCATCCCATCCGCCAAACAGGGAAGCAATAAAGCCGCCCACAACCCCAATTCCGGTGAAAATAGTGTGTTTCATTGTGAACCGTCCTTTCTCACTTTGTATTTGGGCCAGGGACGGGCCACAAGGCCCTTTTTCCACTTGCCCCATGGAATTACACCCCCAAAGGGGAACGGCCCGTGTAGGGCCTTACAGGGCCGTTTCCGGCCATCGTTAGAAAATCCCCCACGCCATCCAGGGCATGGGGGATTTTCCGCCGCCGCTGTTTACTCGGCCAACTCGCCGCAGTCCAGCGCTTCCAGGGTTTCACGCACCTGGGGCTTCAGCTTGTCGGGCACGTCCGCAAAGGACTTCTTGCCCTTGACGATCAGGGTAGCATAGACAACCGCCATCTGTTCCACATCCTTTCTGAATAAAAATTTTATGATCAAGTTGGTGATCACCCAACCTCACCATCCAACAGGGCCTTGACTTCCGCCCGCAGTTTGGCCGGAACGTCCTTCAGGGTTTTCTTCCCCTTGCGGATCAGGTCAGCGTAAATTTGCGCCATTGTTGGTTCCTCCTTTAGCCCATCATTTCATAAACATCACAGAGGGCAAGCTGAAGGTTTGTTACCTCCTCACCCAATGCGGTGTTCCGCTCCGCCATCAGGCGGATATATTCATCCTTGGTATACTGGATCATGCGATACTGGAAGCCGTGTTCCATTTCGCCATCCATGCCGGGGGTGGTGGTTTCCTCAACATCACTGTTGATCCACACGCTGAAATCATCCACCACCAAGGGTTCCGGGCGGACGGCGCTTTTCACGGTGCCAAAGTCTTTCAATGCGGTTCACCTTGCCTTTCTTTTCACTTGGGTTTCATAGTACAAATCAGCCCACGGCTGAAGGGGTACAACGTACTTTTGACACAATCGGAAACTGTCACAGTGAATCAACCAACCCTTGTATGAGTTGATAGCGCACCATTCCGAAAACGTCATTTGTAAACCGCTTTGAATTTTCTTTCTAATGCGGTTCATTTTGCGCTTGAACTGTAAACAGGTGGTTTTCCTCAATAGGGTGAATGTGCGAAAAAACCGGTAGCCCACAAAATCCAGGCCCCGGACAAAGGTAGGGAAAACTTGCCAATTCTCCTTAATTTGAAGGTGGAGTTTTACCCGGAAATATTCATCAATTTCTTTCTGAAGCCGGTGTAATTCCTCTTTGGACGAAGCGAAAATACAAATATCATCCATATAGCGGAAATAATGCTTGACGTGCTTTTGTTCTTTGATCCAGTGGTCAAATTCGGACAGGTAGAAATTCCCGGCATATTGGGAAACATAGTTTCCAATAGGGATTCCAGTTTTGCCCGGTGTGCTGTCAATGATTTCATCCAACAGCCATAAAAGATCAGGGTCTTTGAACAGGCGGCGGAATTTGGCCTTTAGAATGTCATGGTCAATAGATGGATAGTATTTCCGAACATCCAGCTTCAAACAATACGCCATTCCGGTTGGGTCTGTCCTTATGGCCTTTTGAACGTCCTTCATAGCCTTATGGATTCCCCGGCCCGGAATGGCTGAATAGGTGTTGGCAATCATATTTTTGATCAGATAGGGTTCGATCACCTGAATAATGGCCCATTGACAAATCCGATCCGGGAAATAGGGCAATTTATAAATCACCCGTTCTTTGTGCCCGTCTTTCCGAACAAACGTGGTATATTCGGAAGTTTGGTATGTCTTATGAACCAACATTTCATGTAACCGGTTCAGGTAATCTTCTTCATTTTCATTCACCTTCCTAACGTCTTTGTACCACCCTTTTCCCTTGCGGGCGTTCAGGTGGGCGGTTTTTAGGTTCTCCATGCTGGAAATGGTCTGAAACAGGTTTCCAACTCTTTTCACGGTGTATGCAACCTCCCAAGCGTTCAACCTTTGAAAGTTAAGTTTCAAAGTCTACTAACACAGGCGTTTGATATTGTTATATTTTGCCAAGGGGCAGGGCAAGGATTTTTCCACATAGAATCTTTTATTGCATTTACTGGGTGGGCGCTGATATTCCGATTCCGATTAGAAGGGGTATTGTTCACATTCCAATAGAAGGGGCTGGTGTTCAAGCCATTGTTCCAATTCGCACCTAAGATGGTGTGTGTTCTAATCTTTTTCTTTTATCAGCGTACACCTTGCCCATAAAAAACGGTTAAATCGTTTTGGGGAAATACACCGGGCGGGCGCCGATAAGCCGAGTCCGATAAGAAGGGGTATCGTTCACACTCCAACAGAAGGGGCCGGCATTCAAGCCATCGCTCCAAGACGCACCCAAGAGGGCGATCATAATGCCGTTATAGGTGTTGTTCTGCCAAAAATAATCCCCCACGGGAAGGGAACTGTTGCCCACGGTTTCAGAGGGGACAAAAAGCCAATCAAAGGCTTCATTGTAGCCAAATGCGGACACATAGCCGTTGGTTTTTGCCAGGGTGATCCCGGTGTCCTGATAGGCTCCATCAATCACGCCGTCTTTGAAGCCGTGATCGGCCACATACAGTTCATGAATACCTTTGGCGTTGATGTTCATGCCGTCCACGAACTTCCAGATATTGCCCCACAGGTTTTCTTCTCCCCGGTAGGAAACAACGTTAAAATCGTTGGAGTTGGTAACAGCGCCGGAAATGTTACCAAGATTGGTGGTGGCCCCGGTGATTTCGGCCATATTGGTTGCGCCATCATCCGTTTTGGTAGTAACACCAACGCCGATCTGTTCCTGCATATTGAAGGACGCATATTCCACCAACATCAGGATTTGGGAAGCGGCGGCGGAAGCGGCGGTCTGAATCTCCCAACCGGCCCCCCGGTTGTGGGCCAGCGCACGGGCATTGGCACGGGTCAGGTTTTGGGTCAGGCCGGAAATGGGTTTGGCGTTGCCAATGCTGGACAGCTTATCAGCGGCAAAGTCCGCAACCTGATCATCGTTCAGGATGTAGGTATTGGCGGAATTGTCCCACAGCGCCCCTTCAAAGGCGGACAGGTAAACCACGGGCTTTTCCACGCCGTTGACGGTGAACAGCGGGTGGAGTTTGAAGCCCGCCTTGGGCTGATCAGAAACATAATAGCGGGCCTTCCGCATATGGTAGCCAATGCCGCCGCTGATAGGCTCCATTTCCAGGGGAACAACCTTATAGAAAAATTGGGGCTGTTCAACCATGACTTGGGCCTTGGTGCCAATGGGGAAGGTGGTTCCGTTCACGGTGACGGCCTGAATCAAAGCGCCGCTTTCGGTGTAACCGGCTTCCCCGGCGTAGGCCAACACCACCCCATCATCAGACAGAATACAGCGCCGCCGCCCTCCGAAAGCCTTGATCTTGTCGAAGTTGGCCCCGGCTGTCAGGCCCACGGCCCCGGCCAGACGGGTGAACTTCTTGTTCTTCAGGTCAACTTCCACGCCGTAAATGTCAGAATCCGTGTAGCCCACGAACGCCCGCAGATCAGAAATTTCCTGATCCACAACCTCCATACCCTCCACGTTGTCTTTCTTGGTGACGGGGTACATCAGATGAACGTTTCCCTGTTCGTCCTTGTAGGTAAAAACCCCATTGTGTTCATAGGTAGCCATTAGAAAACTCCTTTCACTGTTCAGGTTTTTTGGTTTACTCCACGATCTTGAAGAACAAATCATGGTCAGCCATATTGGCCGGGGCGCTGGTGCCTACATACACGGTGGATTTAGCATCCCACGCCGTCACCTTTTCGGCGGTGATCCCGTCCAAAACCTCTTTGTTGGGGTGGGCGCTGTCCCCGCTTGCGGCGGCGTTCAGCTTTTCCTTCAGGGCCGGGGAAAGGTCGCTTTCCTCCACGGTGCTTTTGGAAGCCAGCGCCCCAAGGCTGTTGATCGTGGCCTGAATGGCTTCCACAGCGGATTTGTCGGCCTTTTCGCCAATGGCGGTGGTCAGGGCATCGGCGGCTTCCTGGTGGGTTTCGATGTAATCAGCCAGTTCCTTGAAGGTGTCATAGGCTTCCGGTACGCCGTCCCCCATCAGCTCCGTTCTAAGGGCGGCAATGGAAGCCGTGATCATGGACTGAGTGGGCAAGGCCGCAATATCGGCCATCATTTCTGCCAACTTTGCCGTCAAAGTGGTGGTTTCATCAACCATGACATTTTCGGCGTTGGTCTGAACCAGCAGATTAACCAACACGCCTTCAACCATGGCCTGAATGATTGCTTTTTTCGCAGTTGTCACTTTCCGTTTTCCTCCGTTACTTCATAATTTCAATGGTCATGTGATCGGTTGTGGTGCCGCTCATAATAGCGTTCATCACAGGGCGGTTCTTCCCGTCAAGGCCCGCTAAAATGTCCGATTCATCACTATCACCCCCCAATTCCAAAAAGACAACGGTGTTAATGTCGGGAACCTCCCCGGTGTTGAACCACAGGGCGGGGGCAACGTCTGGTTCAGTGGCCCCAACGAAAACGGGCACACCGGCCCTTTTGGCAAGCTCATCAATCTGTTTCTGAAGCCGCTGAACATCGGCAAAGGTGGCGTTGGCGGCGGGGTTCACTTCAAGGGAAACATTGTCCGCATTGCCAACGGTGGTGATCAGCCGGATATAAGCGCCGGAAACGGTCAGGCCGTTATAGGGCGGCATATAGCAATAACCAGACGTTTCCACACAGGCGGCATAGAGGATTTCCCCATCATCAGGATCAACGGCGAACAGGCCCAAAGTGTTCATGGGATAACCCACGGTTAATTTGGTGTTGTTAAAGGCGGTTTCAATCTGAACCGTCACATCATTGGTTCGGGCCTTATAGGAAATCTTTTCTTCCTGCATCACATCAGGAAGGGTGGTCAAAAGTTCCAGCTCATCCACGGTGAACGCCGCCTTGGAAACGGCAACCTTGGTGAAATCCACATCCTTTGCGGTGCCTTCAAGAACTTTGGCAATCAGGGCTTGCCCCGCCTTGGTGATAACCAACTTGGAAAATTCAGCCATTATGGATCAGTCCTTTCTTCTTCAGAATTTGTTTTTATGATTTCTGTTGCAACCGTGCCGCCGCCCGCTTTGTCAGTGCTGGAAACGGTGAATCCCTCGCTGAAGTCATTGGTCAGCATCACCAACACGGAATTTGCCGAACCGCCCACAGGAACGGTGGTTCCTTTCAGCTTGATAAAATCCACGCTGTCATTGGTGACAAGCGGGGGGCATACAGTATGGGCAATCCCGCCACGGGCGGAAACGGCCCCGGTTGCTTCAATCTGTTCCCGGCCATCATGGGTGATCAGGTATTGTTCAACCCCGCCCATTCCACCGCCAATCAAGCTGGGGCCGGAAACCTTGTGGCGCTCCACGCCGTCATTGGTGATAAAGAACTTTTCCACCCCAACGGTGCCGCCGCCAATCACCCGAACGCCGGAAATTGTGTGATCCTCTACGCCGTCATTGGTCAGGAAGAAGGTGTTGACAAAACAGGCCCCGCCCGCAACCCACGCCCAACCTTCCGATACACACGGGATTTCATTTTTGGATTCAATGGCTATGTTTTCGGGAAGAATTTCATCAATCAGCCATTTCAGACTATCAATTTTCCCGTTTACACCCCATTGAAGGATAAACCGCATCAGATAGGTTCCAGGGTCAAGGTAGACTTCAAAGGGTTCCCCATCGGCTAAAGATTTCATCATCCGCATGAAGGCCCGGAATGTGTATGGGGTGAAATTGTTCAACCGGGTTTTAATCCTGATCCGGCGTGTTTCCAGGCTGTCAGTAGCTTTGGGGGTGATCCCCAACATCTTTTCCCAACGGGAAAGGCCGTAGTCCCCCGCTGTGTCAATGTATTGGTTATCAAAAACTTCCTTCCAGTGGTTCCACGCCAATTCAAATTCAGGCTGTTCCCCGGTGGTGATCCTTTGGTATTCCTTAAATTCCCGGACTTGATAGGGCAGATAGTTAATTAGCTTTCTTCCCATCACCCCGGCATCCACCACATTTTTCATAGCATCACCCCGCAACAATAATGGCGGTGGAAGCGGTCATTTCCCCCACAACCGGGATCGTGTCAACGGGCAACATCAGGTTTTCAGGGTTGCCGTTCAATTTGGTTCCGGTAACATCCAGAATCCCCGGAACGTTCAAAAGGCGGCTTTCCACCCGGCTAACCCTGATAATGATATTATCATCCTGATTCGCCCACCCTTGGGCCAATTCCATGAAATACTCTTTCACGGCCTGTTCCACGTTTGGGGCCACGTCCTCCCATGTCCACCCCCGCTGATAGTAGATGGAAAAGGCCAAATCAACGGCGGCTGTTTCCACGGGGAACACCTTGACAACGTGCCCGATAGGGGCCAGCCCGTCCCCCTCCCCGGCGTTCTGGATCGGGTCAAGGGCGGTTTGTACTTGGTCAATCAGCATATCAGACGGGGTGGAAAAGGTGCTGTCAATGATAACCACCTTGACGGTGCCGCCCACGGTCAAAAGGCTGTTCTTCCCCGCATGGAATACCGTCTGAAGCCAAAGTTCAACATTAGGGGGAACGTTTTGAATAGTGTTCAACCATTCTTCAACCTGTTTTGGGGGAATCAGAGTGGAAGGGGCTATATTGCTGTTCCATGCCCGATAAACCCGGCAACCTCCAACGCCGGGAAGGCCGTTCACCTTTTCGATGTAGTCAGCCCGGTTTCCACCAAAGGCCCTTGATTTCAGGCTGTTTAAGTAACGTTGGCGGAACGCTTCAGTTTCTT